CACCACTTGCAAAGCCGCTGCCCCACTCGTCCATGTCAGCCTTCTGCTTGAGGGCTTCCAGTTTCAGAGCACGGTCAACCACCTTCATCTTTTCGGTGATGGAAGCAGTCGGGTCTGACATCACGGCTAGGAGAAGCTGGTTGATGTGCTTCTCCAGTTCCGGGTTGATGCCACGGTCTTTCTTCCTACTCACCGCTTGCTCTTCCTAGCAGAGCCGTAGGCAATGGCAGCAGCTTGCTTGACAGCCTTGCGGGTGCTGCTGGGCTTGCTGGTGCCGATCTTGCCGGTGTCCTTGAACTTGCGAACCATCTCGCCGATATTGGTGGAGATGGTCTTTTGGCTAGAACCTTTCTTCAGCGGCATGATTACCTCCGCATCTTGCGAGCGGGACGGCCCTGGGCCTTCTTGTCCATGCGCTCCATCATGCGCTGGGCTTCCTGAGCCTGACGGCTTCCCTCTACTTCGTTCTGACCACCGCGCATAGCCTCTTTGTCAGCTGCACGCTTTTCAGCCATAGAACCTGCTGCATAGTCTTTCATTGCTGCTCTCCAGTCATCGCTTCAACACCGGCAGTGACTCCCCTGCCGACACCGGGAATGGCGTAACCAATAATGGCGTTGCGAATCAACCGCTGAGCCATCGTGTTCTTAGTCAAATCGTCAGTAGGCGCAACAAATACATCCTGCAATTGCTGCGTAATTCTGTCTGCCTGCCGACGATCCATCAAATTGTTTCGCACCAGGTTCTCGGTCATGAGCTGCATATCGGCAATAGCGCCTCTCATGCTGCTTTCTGCACGGCGAGTGATGGTCTGCGCCACAGCCTGAGCCAACTTCTCGCGCCCACCGGGAGCGGCAAGGATGATGGGCGAGATGGCATCCCACTCCGCAGCCTTGGCTCCCAACAGGAAGTCCATGACTCGCTTCTCATCCGTAGTTCCCGCCAGTATCAGGTTGGCCTTCTGCTGTGCTTCTGTACGCAGCTGCTGAGCCTGAGTGCCCAAAGCCTTAGCTTGCGCCTCTGCTGCGCCGGTAACTGCGCCAGCTTCTGTCGCGGCCTGCTTCTCTAGTGCACCACGCTGGCGCTCCACAGTCTTAGCAGACGCTCCGAGCTGGGCTTCTGTCTCAGCCACACGACCAGCAGCAGCACGCTCAGCCTCAGTCATGACTCGGCCTGCTTCCTTCTCAGCAGCGCCAGTAACCTTGCCAACCTCAGCCTCAGCCTTCTTCATGCGAGCAGCTGCGGCCTTGGCAGCGTCAGATTCAGCACGACCAGCCAGCGTTTGAGCACGGCCAGGAATCGTGCCCATCTCTGTACGCAGGGTAGAGGACAAGGTGCCACGCTTGGCAGCTACACGCTCAGCCACGCCAACCCGCTGAGCGGCGTCGTTGAGCTGCTGAGCAAGTCCTGGGAAGGTACCAATCCAATCCCGGCTAGCTTCGATAGCCTTTGTCACATCCTTGGCAGTGCCACCACGCACAAGGTCTGCAACGTAAGTGCGTGCTAACGCTTCTGCGTCAGCCTGCCCCACAGTCTTGACCAGCTGCTGCACCGTTGTTGCGGTGGAAAAGACTTGCTTGCCTAGAGATGCAGGGTCGGTTTTGAACTGCGAGAAGTCAAAGTCTTCCTTGCCAACAACCGCCTTCCCAAGCCTGTTCTTGAAGTCGTTGAGCGGGATGGAGTCTTGCTTGTACTGGGTCAAATAACGCTCAAATCCCGGCGAGAATTCGCGCTGGATGCCTTCCACATAGTCGGCAAGACGACCAGCCTGCTGCTGACCGATAGCGTCATAGCCTTCTGCCGGTAGGCCAAAAGCACGGTCACGCAGGGAGCGGCGCAGGGTTTCCAAACCCTGGAAGCTCATCTGCCCCGACTGCAACTGATCTAACACCTTCACCAGCGACGAGCGAATCTCTCCTTCTGGGACATTGAGCAGCTTGGTTTCAGGGTTCTGAATCTCACGGCTAATGCCCTTAACTGCTTCACCGTATGCATTGGTGCCCTGGAAACGCTGCCCTGCTTGTTCTTTTTGCAGTGCAGCACCAAACGCCTCATCCTTCAGGCGCTTGACGTTCTGGTCACGCACTTGCTTGAGGCTCTCAAACTGCTGCACAAACCTGTTCCGCAGCTGCGAGCCAAGCTCTGTGGGTGTAACTGCCGTACCGATACGGGACACCTCACCAGCCGCTGCTGCCTGCTGTCGAGGAATGGTGGCGCGTACACGCTCGTTTAGGGCGCTGAGTCGGCCAATCCGTGCGTTGGCTTGTGATGTCAGCTCGTCAGCCTGACGCCGACCCTCCTGCACGATAGCGTCAGCCTCTAGCTGTGCAGCCTGTTGCATCTGTGGGCCTTGTGCCTGTGCACGCTGAATGATGGACTCCGAGCGCAGACGAGCCTGCTCACGGATAGTCGCAGCCTGATCGGCAGCAGAATCACGCAGGCGCTGCGCTGACGATTCAAACTGGCTCTGTAGGTTGTTGACTCGCTGGGTGTAGTCAGCCGTGATCTGGCCACCACGAGCCTGTGCATCACGCATCAACAGCTCACCCTGCTGCTCTAGCTGCACTGCAGCACGGTCAGCATCCTGCTGGATACGCTGTGCGTTCTGCCGCAACACACCATAGATGTCCTGCAGCGGCTGGAAGGATGGCGCACCACCACGAATCTGCTCTAGCTTGGCTGCGATGAACTCGCGCTGCTGCTGAGAAAGGTTAGCAGTAGCAAAACCTTCATCCTTTAGCAGCTGTGCTAGCGTGCGTGCACCTGTACCAAGACCTGGAGCAACCTTATTAACAAGAATAGAAAGTCCATATCCACCAACTTTTGTAAGTGGACGGGAAATTTGACGAGCAAGTTCAGGGGTAGTCATGCCGCCAGCAAAGCGAGCAAGCTCAGCCGTTGCTTTGCCACCGCCTGTAGCCTCTACAGCTTGACCAGCAGTCTCACCGACTGCACCACCAAACCCACCGGCTAAGGCACCACCAATACGCGAACCACGCATGGCGCGGCCTGCGCCAATAACAAACGGAGCAAATGGCTGGGTAGGTGGGAATGCCGCCATGCCAACACCCAGGCCACTGACGATCTCAGGAGCAAAAGCACCAGCAACAGCACCCAGTCCTGTTGCCTTACCAACCTCCTTAGCGCCGCCCAAAAAGTCAAACCCTGGCTGTGTGGGCTGTTCTTCCGGGGACTTGATAGGTTCAGGAATCAGGTCGGAATAGTCATCTTTAGCTGCAGATGACTTCGGGATGAGATCGTCGTAGCCGTCAGCCATTTACAGCTCCTCACCAGTTTTCTGCTTAAACCTAGCAGCTACTGCTTCACGGTTGGCACCACGAGCAATCGCATCATTGGCACGCTGGCGCTCACCGGCCACATCAACGCCAGCTCCGCTTTGTGCTCCTCCAGGAGAACCTGCTCCAGTACGAACAACAGGAGTAATTAGCCTGGTTTCGTAATCTGTCAGCTTGCGATTCAAGATGCGATCTTTGTCACCCATCCAGCTCAAGATTTCAGCAGTAGAACTTCCTGTGCCAATGCTCGCCTTGCGCCAAGACTCTTTTTCACCGCCAGTCAATGTTGCGCCAAACATTTCGTGACGCTCTGGAAGTGCAACATTTTCATATCGACGCCACCACTCAGCCATTGCAGGATCGTTTTCAAGTCGAGACTGAACTTTTGCTGCAACATCTCCAACAACATCAAGTTTGTAATTTGCAAACCGAGGCTGGAACGTCTCACGCAAAAGTTGTATCTCTTCTTGCAGCCGCCCAACACCACGAACTTCTGCCTTTTCTTTCGGCGACAGCTTTTCTGACTGCTGCAACGTTGCTTCTCGGCGAGCTGCGCGATTGAGTTCGTTCTGACTAGCCGTAAACTCGCGCCGAATCTCATCCTGTTCTGCACGGAACTGACGGTTAAGCTGTGCTTCATCAGCCCTAGCTTTGCGTTGATCGGCTGCAGATTGCAGGTTGTTGCGAATCGTCATCGCAGTCTGCACATCCTTACCTACATTCTTGATGTAGTTCAAGGCCGCAACATCGCCCTGACGATCACGCATTGCCTTGAGTACAGGTGAGTCAGAAGCTGCTAGCAACTGCTGAATCTCAAGCTCACCAGCCTCACGGTCAAGCGCCTTGAGCTTCAGGGCTTCAGAATACTGCTTCTCAAGCGTGGCAATCTGCTGCTGCATCGTCTTGATGCTGCGGTCAAACTCACCAAGTTGCTGCTTGTAAAGGTCTGCACGGCCACGGCGATAGCCTTCCACCATGCCGTTCATGGCATTCATGGCTGTCAATCCAGCACCACGGCCACCACCACCCATAGCAATTCCAAGCACGCCAACCAGTGAGAACAAGGTGGCAATGTCATTAAAGTTGTCACGGGTTGGCACAAAAGCGGCACTTGCCAACTCTTGGCGCTTGACTCGCAACTGTTCTGCCTCTGGAAGAGCGGCAAGTTCTTCTGCCTGAGTCCGTACAAGCTCGGCCTTCATGCCTGCTTCGCGGCCTTTCTCTCTCCTCTTTGCCTCTTCAATGGCAACCTCGGCCTCACCAGCACGGGTTTGCGCCAACTCTTCCTGCTGACGCAACTCGCTCATGACGGGCATGACTTCTTGCTCAGTCACATAGCCAGGGATTTCTCGCCGTGGCTGAGACAAAAATGCCTCAGTTTTTGGCATGGCAGGCCGTCTCCTCTCCATCGGAGGAGTCATCGAGGTCAAGTCTCGGATTGCTTGATTCTGCGGTTCAGCCATTACTAGCCTCCAGGGGGACGAGGTTGTTGTGCAGGTTGCTGTGCGTACAGGGTGCGAGCAATGTTGGTGAAGAACTGGTTGGTCAAGTTATTCACATACTGGTCAGCCTGCAGTCCAGTCCTGATAGCGCCCATAGCGTACTGATCGCCAATCTGAGACATCTTCAGACCAAAGTCAAACTGTTGTTGCAGCAGCTGTTGACGGAACGCTTCCATCTGCTGCATCGCCTGAGCTGCGCCCACACCACCACGAGACTGGGCACCCTGCGCCAGACGAGCACGCAGAGCCTGTAGAGACTGCTGTGCCACCGGGCTAAGCTCTCCACGCTGTGCTGCAGCTTGCAACTGACGGCCTTGCTCTTGATACGGACGACCCAGCGCACGCTGCTCCTCTGCAGCCGCACCGGCATCACGCCGTGCAGCACGGGCCTGACGAGCACCAAACAAGCCAGTCACACCAGCCAGTGCTAGGCGTTGAAGAAAGTCACCACCTCCAGCTGCAGGCGCAGGCGCGGCAGCAGGTCTGGCCGTAGGTTGAGCAGCCAACTCACGAGCCTCTGCAGGCATCCCACCAACTGCAGCCATTTGGCTAGGCATTTCTGGCACTGGAAAGGTTTGAGCAGGAGTAAATGGCTGTGGTTCAAACCCATACGTTGGCTGGAATTCATAGCCGCCAAATAGGTCAATTGCTTCTGGGGTGACTTCAGGCGCAGGCTCAGCCATAGGCGTTTGCTCAACAGGAGGCTCTTCTACCTGAAAACTTGGAATTCCAGTCTCAGGGTCAGGCCGTCCTGAGCCTCCACGGCTTTTCAGGACAGCCGCTTCTTCAGGCGTGATGTAGGCCAGCATATGGTTGGGGGGAGCCTTTGCCTGCAGGAGACGGGCAATCTGGCGGGAACCGCCACCAACCTGGGTCATGTTTTTGATAAACGATGCCATTTCACAGTCCTAATGCGTCTTTTAGCCGCAAAGAAGCCTCATTCCACACATTACGGCGAGGCTTGCCCGTCCCAGCGCGAATTTCACCCGCTGGCCTGAATGATGTCAACGACTCTTGTAACCCGGTCTGAGTTATTCCACGAATGCCCTGACCACGGCCAACCGTCAATGTCGAGCTTGGAGAAATGCCTAGACGAGTTACACGGCCTGCCTGCTCACCTTTTCCACCACCTTCTGGTGGAGCCTCAGTAGTAGGCCCGGTTTCTTCTTCTATTTGCAGTTCAGGCACACCACGCAAGTTGTCCAACTCAATCAACCGCAGCAACTGAGAAATCAAATCCTGCTCTCTGTCCGGCGTTGCAACAGGCGTCGTAGTGGGCGTCGTTGTCGGAGTGGTAGTAGGAGTTGTGGTCGGTGTGGTTGTAGGAGTAGTCGTCGGCGTTGTAGTCGGAGTCGTCTCTGGAGTTGTGGTCGGAGTCGTCTCCGGCGTAGTTGTCGTCGTCGGAGTTGTCGTCGTTGTGGGCGTTGTAGTAGTCGTTGCCGTGGTTGTAGGCGTTGTGGCAGCCGTAGTCGTAGTGGTAGGTGTAGTACCCGTCGTAGGTGCCGTGCCAGTAGTGGTAGCAGTTCCTGTTGTCGCTGCGGTGCCAGTAGTAGCAGTCGTGCCAGTGGTTGCGGCAGTACCAGTCGTGGTTGTCGCGGTAGATGCAGGCGTGCCGGTAACCGCAGTTGCGGTGGTCGTTCCCGTCACCGTATTGGTGTTGAGGTTAACGGTAGCGCCAACATTGACAGCGCCATTGGTGTTGACGATTTGCGTATTGCCATTTGTATTTGCAACCAACGCCGTGTTATTGGTGTTATTTGTGGCCAACACAACGCCTTGAGTTGCAGTTCCACCCGTTGTTGCTGCAGCGGTATTGACCGTGTTTGCCACATTGCTAGTGACATTTGCGACAGTATTGATGTTGGTGCCGGTGCTAGCAGCCAACTGCACCACAGCGGTAGCGGCAGCACCGCTTGCCACATCGCTGTTAGTGACAAGTCCAGTGCCCGCAAGGTTGTTGACCGCTCCGTTGATGGAGTTCGCTGTGTTTTGCGAGACGGTCAGCGTGTTGTTGGTCAACCCACTGTTGGTCAGATTGGTGTTGGTTTGACCCGTGTTGCCAGTGATATTTGCACCACTGGCATCTAGCGTGACCACATTACCAGCATTGGTGTTGGCAGCATTGCCAACCACCGAAACCACACCGTTGTTGTCGATGACCAGTGCATTGTTTCCGCTAACTGCAATCACAACACCAGCGTTCTGCGTGGCTGCAGCACCAGTCGTCGCGGCTGCGCCCGTACCAGTTGCGGTGGTTGCCGCCGCACCAGTTCCTGTTGTTGCCGCTGCACCTGTACCCGCTGCAGTCCCAGCTGTTGTTTCTGCACCTTGCCCAGCAATGACGGACTGCCCTGCAGTAATGCCACCAGTCGTAGAACCACCAATCAATGCCTCAAGATAGCCTTGAGTCAACGCATCATCCAGAGATGGCAAACGATTGGTGATGGCAACAGCTTCCACCACGCCTTGTCCAAAACCTTCCGCAAACTCTGAAGGTGTTTCTGTGGCTATAGATCGTGTTGTGCGGCCTGGAATGCCACGGGTAGCAGCAGCAACCAGTTCAGATTCACCAACCGCTGTGGTGACTAGCGTGATGAAACCAGAAGCAAGTGCCGCAGGCAACGCGATAGCAGACGCACGCTCTTCGCTAAAGCCTCTGTTGATAAGCGCCTGCTGCACATTTTGGTAAGTAGCAACCGCAGACTCACCAGCATCTAACGTAGCGTTGGTTGTAACCGCACTTGCCACACCGTACTTGTCTGCAATCTGCTGACCAAGACGTGCTTTTGTCGCAGCAGTAACAAGTCGGCCTATGCCAACACCGGCCAAAAGAGGAGCAATCTCTTGCACCCCTTCGCCAATTGCCCAATCAATGACTGCTGCCGGATTGCGAGCAGCAGACGTAAGTGTTGCAACACCCTTGCCTAACAAACCGCTGGCATTGTTGATGTCTTGAATGATTTGGTTTTGGCCCAGTCGTACAGCTTCGCTAGTCGCGCCACGGCCATAACTTTGAAGACTGGCAGCAACATTGGCAAGATTCTGGTTGCCAGTGACGGTAGCTATATAGCCAAGCTGCTCACCTACACCCTTGGCACCGGCAGCAGCGCCTGCCCTGAAGACATTGTTTGCGCCAATGTTTCCACCAGTTCCTGGCGTCAGAAGCATGGGCTGACCAGTCTCTGGGTCGATCTGCTCAGATGCTTCCGTGACAAACTGTTGCTGAAGTCCTGCTTGCTTTTCAGCGTCCGTCATGAACCTGCCGGTAACGCCAAACACTTCCTTGGCGTAAATGCCACGCCCTTTGTCGTCGAAATGAATTGTTATCTCGCCAAGATTGCCTGCTAGCTCATCTTGAGATGCAACACGGTAGGTTTTGCCGCCTTCTTGGAAGTAAACGGCACCACCGGATTCAAAGACGTTCCCTAAGTTTTCAGGCAGATTCTCAACGGTAAAAACATTAGCTGCGCGAGGAGTAAAGCCTCCAAAGCCAAACCCAGGCGATGTGTTGGCAGCTCGCTGCGCAAGCTCTGCTTCTAGATTGTTCTGAATGAAGCCAGCTGCTTCGTTAAGAATTTCTTGGCTCAAACCAGCCAAAAGCGCAGGATTGGCTTGCGACAACACCCGCACAGCTTCTAGCTGGTTGAAAGTGAAGACTCGCACGCCTCTAGGCAAGAACTGCTGAGCAATTAACACTTCTTGACTGTTGGGATCAACAGCAGCTTCCCCACCTTGACCGCCTGCTGTTCCACCGCCAGTACCACCACCACCTTCTTCACCACCCGTGGTCGTGACCGTAGTTCTGGTTTCTGGGAAAGCAGGCCCAGTAGCTACTCGTGTGCCGGTATCAGGAGTGCTTGGAAGTCTGCTGATACCTTCGTTGGCAATGTTTTGTGCAACCGCTTGGCCACCACGCGCTGCAAGCTCGCCACCTACAGCGGTCAAAGCTGCCATCGGATCACCACCGCTGGCAATCAGACTCTGGACTGCACGGCCTGCAGTAGCTCCACCTTCAAAAGATGCAGCCGTACCAGCGCCAGCAGCCACTGCAGAAGTCAGAATCTCACTGCCACTCTTGCCCTGTACTGCTGCCGAGACTGCGGCATTGCCTGCGTTTGTCAGGATTCTTGCAATGTTGGGATCGTCTACCAACTCAGAGATAGACGGCCCAATGTTGGGAATGGCTGTAGAGATGGCTGTAGATAGCGCCACATCTCGTACCGCATCCCCCAAGTCTTTGCCGGTAGCAACATCCACAGCAATCTTGGCAAGCGCATTACCCACTGCTGTAGATGCAGCACCTGTAATCGCACCAGCTGCAGCCAGTTGAGCAGCAAAGAATTCGCCAAGTCCGGGAACAACAGCAGAAGCAAGGATGCCCACGACTGGGCTTTGCAAGAAACTTTGTTGCCGTTCTACCTCGCGGTAAGTCTCGTTACCTTCTGGGTCAAGCAAGCGAATGTCAAGCAGACCACCCTCAATGCCTTTTCTGATTTGAAAAGATTTGATTGGCTCTGCATAGCTAACCTGGCCTTCACGGTCAATGACTTCCGTGAAGATGGGCGTGATTTCCCAGTCAGGGTACTTGGCACGCAATTGAGCAATCTTGCGCTCTGCATTTGCGCTCGTGAAATAGCCTAAGTCGCCGTCGTAGTAGACGCCTTGATCGGATGTCTGTTCTTCCGTCGCCATCTCACACCCCTAGCCTTGCAGCAATCTGCCGGTGAATAGTCTCGTGCACGCTCAACCAGTCGTAGAAGTCCTCTTCCACGTTCCAGTCTGCGTCCAGCAACTGGAAAGGATTGTCCAGGTTGAGAATGGATGCCAGCGCCTGGTGCATCTGGTTGTGCACGAAGAGCCAGTCATCCAAGTTCCCAGGGTCTGCCTCCATGATGGGATAGTCAGGAATGCCGATGCCTTGGTCGCCCAGAATGTTGTAGAACAAACGGTGTTGCAAACCGTTTTCAAACAGCATCCGGCCCAAGCCGTCTACATCTCCAAACTTCACGGTGGACAGATCATCGAAGTTCATACGCCGTAGTACGGAATCTTCTTGAACGCACCGTTGATGAGCACCGTCACGTAGCCTTCCGGCACAAGCGGCAGACTGTCGGTAGCAAAGGTAGCGTTGGCAGATGTGTTTGTCAGGTTCACACTTGACGCCACGATAGTCACGTTGGATGCGGCTGTAAGCCTTCCTTGCGCGTCTACGGTGAAGGACGCAACATTGCTAGAGCTGCCATAGGAACCGGCCACCACCGTGGTGTTTGCTAGCGCAATAGCTACGTTAGCTGCAGAAGTAATGCGGCCTTGTGCGTCAACCGTGATCTGCGAGACGTTGCCAGAGTCGCCATAAGAACCTGCGACAACAGCTGTGTTGGCAAGGTTAATGGTGACGTTGCCCGTTAGAGCGCCACCACCAGACAGACCAGTACCAGCCAACACATTGACCGTGTTAGCGACAGCACCAGCCACATTGGCAACGGCAATGTTGATGGCCACATTCGCCGCATTTGTCAGTCGTCCTTGTTGGTCTACCGTGAACTGGCCAACCTTGTCAGCAGCGCCGTAGCTGCCAGCGGTGACTGCGGTGTTGGCAAGCGCAACGGTACCCGTGGTGGTAATTGGGCCTCCAGTGAGGCCCGTACCTGTGTCGACCTGCGTGACAGTACCGCTGCCACCGCCGCCACCAGTGCCTGTCTGTACTGTCTTGAGCATGATCTACCTCAGAGTCCGTCGCCTGGAGTAATGTAAATAGTCGCGTTGCCGGACGCCGTAATTCCTGTGAAGTAGGCATTGGGCACAAACGACAAGATTTCGTCAGTACCAGGCAATAGTGGGAACGAGGCTTGTGAGCTGGTGACCACCACCGCTGTAGCGTTGGCCTCCGTTGCTGTCACTCCGTAGCCCAGAAACACCGTTGCGTTGCTGCTGCTGTTGATGATGCGGTACTGATTACCACCGAGAGTGGTGGATACAGCCTGCACAGCCGTAGGCGCAGCAGTGCCAGCAACAAAAGTGACTGTGTTGCCTGTTTTGGTAAATGCTTGAATGCCCATGCTTATGCTCCCGGCGCGTCAGGCCATGTCACGTTCCAGGGAAAACCAGCCTGAGTCGTGATGTCGCGCAATGCCTGACGATAGGTTGCCCAAACGGCCTTATCTACAGGAGCATCAGACAGTTGCGTCCAATCGCTTTCTTTGAGCTTTTGACTGCGTTGCTCACGCACAGACTTGGCGTGTTCTGCATCCTTGCGAGCCTTGTACTCTGCTTCGTGTTGAGCAGCAGTCGTCACCACACCGTTCTCGTCCGTGGTGTCGAAGAACGTCGGCCCTAGCGAATACTTGGTGTACCACTTTCCGTCTGCAGCTTGCTCAACACCAGAGTAGACGCTGTACTGGTAGACAGTGCCTCCAGTTGCCTGCGGCCCCTCAAACACGACATCACCACCAAAATCATTGATGATGCCCTCTGTGAGCTGCGGAGGAAAACTGGTGTTAGGGAACATGGCACGGAACTCACCGTGAGTCACCAGTGTTCCGTCATTTCTCATCCGAATAAGCATGATTGCTCCTTATGTCTACGCCACCGCAAGGAACACGAAGGTTCCCCCGTTGGCATTAATGGCCGCAGGCGCGGTGCTGCTGATCTCAAACCCGGCGCTGTATGTGTCCACATAGTCGGTGTTGGTTACTTGAGAAGCGTCGCTGTTTAAGAGAAGGTAGGGATCGTTACCGCTAACAATACCTCGTGCGCTGTCCCAGAAGTACCAGTCACCCGTGTCATCCGTACGCTTGATGAGCACAAACCGAGCGCCACCAGTGAAGCCGCAGTCGATCTGCTTGGTCGTACCGCTGCCGGTGTATGTGCCGACTTTGCTAACACCGGGGCAGGAGGCAAACAGGTAGGCAACAAATGTTGCCCCAGATTCGTTATATCCGGCGTCTTGAGATGTTGTGAATGTAGTTGCAGTTGGCGCTGCTCCGTATGTAACTCCTGTGCCGTAACTTAAAGTTGTAAACGCATTCGTATATGGCAACGCGCTTCTGCTGTAGGTTGACGCACCAAATGACGTTGACACATCCCAATCGCCGCCACCCGTACTTCTACGCTTCAGCAGCATCAGTTCCGGCACGACACCGAGATTGTGGTTTCTCGCCGTCTGCGCCCCATTCCCCGTATAGCAAACCACATCAAAGAAGCCGGGGGCGCGGCTAAATGACAGTCCAATTGATGCTTCGCCGTTTAGGTTTTCGTTGTTAGCATTTAACCCGAAACTCCAAGAGGTATTTAGGAATGCTGTAACTCCATAGTTGGTAGTTTGATCAATTTCTCGCAAAGTTAAATTTGTATATAATTGTCTATTCCTACCCGTAAGCCTCGTGTAAACATTGTTATCACACGCTATGTTTCGACGCACGAGAAGGAAGTCAGGCAAATTACCGCAAGATATTGTTTGTGCTGCACTTAGACCCGTATAAGTAACAGGATTAAATACACTCGTCCCCGTCGTCGGGGTTTTCATCGGGCCGCGACGGATGGCGATGTAGATGTGGTCACCAACTAAGCCGGTTGCGCCGTTCGTTGAGAACCCTGTGGCGTTGATGCGAATGAAGCCGGTCGTGGTTGAAGTCTCCGCGCCGGAAGTGTCCGCAAGCAGTCTTGCGTAGCCGTTGTCAGCAGTTTGGCCTCGCATCGTGTCTTGCATCAACCAACTGCCAGTGGTGTTGGTCTGCTTCATCAGCAGCCACTGCGGCTCATACCCAAGGTTGATAGACGAATTGCCTGACCCGTCTACCGTAAACGACCCACACGAAATCACATTGTCCGTACCCGTCAGGCCAAAGCCTCCTGCGTCGTGGGCGAAGAGGTAGGCGACGTAGGTTTGTCCGTTATCATTTACCTGTCCCTGATTGCCAACCGTAAATACTGTGCTTGTCGGAGTAGTGCTATTCCAAAAACCTGCTCCTGCTGCATTAGTAAGATTTAAGGCAAGAGATTGAGTATTTCCAAGCGATCTGTGATACACGCCCCAGTTTTCTGTATCGGAGGTTTTTTTGATAATAATGCAGCCCGGCACAGAACCAAGATTGTGTGAAATGGTTCTACCCGCAGTTCCATTCCCCGTATACGTCACCACATCAAAGAACTTCGGCTGCTTGCGGAATGTCCAGGAGGCGATTTTTTCTCCGCTGCCACTAAAACCGGAATCAACAGTACCGATCGTAAAACCATCAGAATTGAACGACGTAAGGCTCCCTGCGGTGGTCAGTTCTGCGCCTGTGGTATTTGTAAAAACTCTCTTTGTAGCGCCCCGGTTTGTATCAAAAATGTTGTTGTTGTAAGCGACATCCCGGTTCTTCAACCAAACCATTCCGCCCTTCGTGGACAGATCAATCCCATTAGTAATGGTCTGTGATGAAGCAGTTCCTTGCCCGGTGTAGAGCCACGTCGAGAACACGTCCTCGATGTAGTTGGCTGCTGTGGCTACAGCGGCTGTTTTTCCTGCAGCACTAAACATTGCTTACCTCACACCGTGTAGTTCTGACCAACGGTGGTGCCGTACCAGTTAGTTCCGTCTGCAAAGAAGGAATAGATGTCCTGCCTGCTAGCGGTACTGGTAATGGTTGGCGCAGTATTGCCAGGCCATCTGACCGTTGACCATGTTACTGTCCTGCTGCCAGTCCCGTCTTGCTTCAACAGCAAGATGAAAGACTTTCCGCTGGTGGCAGTAGGCATCGTGATCGTGGCATTGCCGGTAAGCGTAATGATCTGAAACGTGCCGTTGGTCAACGCAATCGTGATGGCGGTACTGGAGTTAGCAGTAAACGGTGTTTCCGTATAGTTGGTCACCGTCGTGTTGATAAGCGTCAGGTTGCCGACGTTGCTTGCAGTGCCACCAAGACTGATGGTTGTGTTGCCAAGAGTAACGTTGCCGGTAGCTGCTGCAGGCGCTTGGCTAACCCAAACGGTGCCGTTGCTCGTCAACACGTTGCCGTTGGTTCCGGGACTGACTGTCGTGATGGAACCTGTGCCGTTGCCGACCATCACCCCGTTTGCGGTGATGCTGACAAGGCCAGTACCGCCTTGGTCAGCTGTGATCGGAGTAGAGACGCTATTGATGGTGACGTTTGCCAACGTCATGTTGTTGAGCGTACTGACCGTATTGCCCAACTGAATGGCGGTGTTGCCCAGCGTGATCGTGGTGGCAAAGTTTTGGTCTAGCTGAGCAAGCGGAATCGCTGCAGTAGCGCCAGCAAATGTGTTTGGGACGGCCATATCAGAACCTCACTCTAAGTTCATGTTCCATTTCGAAGGTGTTGACAGTGAACGCAGCAGCGTTGCTGGTCAGAGTCAGGCCCAAATACTTCCCGTATTGTTGGGCATCTGACTTGTAAAGGAAATACCCGGAAGACAGTAGCCAGTTGATTGTTTGGCTAGAGTTGTTGATCCAAGGAATAACCTGATTCTGGTTGTTGATCCATGTCACGTTGCCGTTCTGCAGCGTGTACACAGGACTAGAGCCAGTTTCACTGTCAACCGTGACATTCAGTGTTGCGCTCTGCACCAGCGTGGCTTCAATGCCAAACTTCAGAGCCTGTTTTGTGCGGATAGGGTCGCCCAACGGCATCAGGGCAGTCCTGATGGTGCTGTTGATGGCTCCCGTACTGTTCCCGTACAGCTCGTACAAGTCCACATTGTCCACGCCATAGAGGCGAATCGTGCCCTCTACTGGCACAGATGCCACAAAGTCGATGCTGCCCTGGCTCGTAATAAACCACTTTTTGTCAAAAAAGACGGCCTGAACTTGCCTTGGTGTCGGTGTGGTCGTGGTTGGATCGTTGTATGTGAAGTTAAACGCCGCGCACAGGATGTTATTGACCAGGACTTGCCCACCCGTAATCGGCATGGAGAAGTCGATGTTCGGAAAGATGCCGTCTAGCGAGTCTGATAGCTTGCTGGTGGTAGAGCCGACTAGGGCGTACATCCCGTAGTCGTTCATGAACAGCAAGCTGCGGAAGTACGGGAAGATGGCGTCTGTACGACCTGTGCCAATACTGGCACTGACGTTGGTGTTTGTGAACAGCGTGGTGCCTTCTGGAGTCACCCGCAGGTCAGAAATAATGTTGATGCTTGTTTCGCCAAAGATGTACAAAAAGTTGTTGGCAGAAACGATAGCCTTGATGTTTCCGCGCAGGGTGGAGTCGCTTAGCGTGAGCGAACCTGCGGAGACAGAAGTGAAATCAGTTGCACTGTCTGCAGCCGAGTAGTACAGGGTTCTCCCTGATGCCACCCATACACGGCCACCGAAAGTCGCCACATCCTGCACATCGTCAGTATTGACGATAGCCTTGGCTGCTGCGTTACTGCCACCACCGCCTGTAATCGTGACCACCACGTTGGAGGTGGCGGTGTAGCCTGCCCCCGGATTGGTCATGATGATTTGGTTGACCGTGTTGCCGCTGATGATGGCAGTGGCGTTGGCCTGTGTGGTGTAGCCGGTAGCGTTGCCGATGGTCACCACCACGTTGGCTGCGTTGCTGTAGCCGCTGCCTCCGTTGGTGACGATGACGGAAACAGTACCCTTCTTGAACGTGGTCAGCTGCGAGATTGCCGTGGCATTGGCCCCGCCTGACGGAGCAGCTTCGATGGTGACCGTAGGAGGTGAGGTGTAACCAGAGCCTGCTTCTGTTAGGAAAATGCTCGTGACTTGGCCGGTGCTGATCGTTGCGACTGCGTTGGCGCTCGTGCCGCCACCGCCTGTAATCGTCACACTAGGCGTCTTGATGTAGCCGCTGCCCGTCTCTGTAATCGTCACGGACACCACGTTGCCGCTGGCAAGCGCAGCCGTTGCTCTGGCCGTGATGCTGCCTGGGACATCAGGCGCAGAGATCGTAACCAATGGGACAGAGCTGTAGCCGCTACCAGGCGTGTCTACCGTGATGGCACGCACGCCACCGGCTGCGGTGGTGATCGTGGCCTCTGCCAGAGCCTGTACGCCGTTGGCTTCGTTGGGTGCAGAGATCGTGACTACGGGTGCCTGCGTGTAGCCTGCGCCTGGGTTTGTGATGCCTATAAAGCCAACAGAGTTGCCGCTAACGAGACTAGTGCCATTCCAGTTGTACAGACCGCGCTCAGGGTCGGCAATGATGACGCGCTCATTCTTGTACTGAGCAGTGTTGATGTCACCGCCCGAGAACGTGCCAGAAGTCGCTACGTTTCCCTTAGTGTCGCTCGTCAGGTCAAAGAATTGAGATGCACCGTTTGCGCTGAAGACCAGAATGTAGTCATTGAGGTCAATGTTGGCAGAAGTGATGTGCGTGACCGTGTTGCCAAACACCACGTTGTTGCTGGTGCTGTCAACCGTGTGCTTCTGGGCCGGGACGATCTTGATGTTGCCAAACCCGATGGGCATGGCGTTCTCAATCCACGAGAACTCTTTTTCGTCAATCGCAGTGCGGTTAGCCTTGGTGTTGATACCAAGGAAGTTCTTGATGACAGCGTAGGACTTCTTCTGCTCAGCCGCTGCCATGACTTAAATCTGCGAGTATGGATTGGGGATGCGCCGGGTGTACACAGAGTTGAGCACTCCCTGCACATCCTTGAGGTACTGTTGTTTGAAGATTTCCGCTTCTCCGTAGCTCTGCTCCTTGTACTTTGCCTTGTAGGCGGCGTAGAACTGGACAGGATTGGTGTACGGAGCCTTGATCTCATCTACAGCGTTGGGCGTAGACAGGCTCAAGGGCAGAGGAAGTCGAACGGTATCCACCTCAATCGTGTACGACTGGTCGGGTACAGGCGAGATATAGATGGCTTTCTGGCCGTAGGTGGAAAAGCACACGGGCCTGCCAACATAGTTTTGCCAATAACGAACTTGCGCGTTGAAGTCAGACCATGCCAGATAGCGCAGCGGAATGCGTGAATTTCCCCAGTAAAGCGTGACGTTGAGTACATCCAGCGTCTCATCTCCTTGCGGCAAAGCCGAGTAGGGGATGATTTCAGCATTGGCCACATACTTTAGCGTGGCTGTGCCATCCGTGAAGTTGGTGCTGGGTGGGAAGACGTTGGCCCCACTGGGGTAGGGAGGGGCAGATGTGCCGAGCACACCGCCGGTCACAACCTCGTAGATGAAGATGTTGGAGAAGATGTAACTGCCAGTCGTGACAGTTGCGCCTTCCGTCCAGATGGTGGCGGCTGTGCCGTCAGGGGCCAGAGGCGTATAGGAAATCTGGAGAGTACGCAGACAGCCGGTGTCGCGTACTACCTCTTCCCTAGCCTCGTTGATGTAGTCGGTTAGTTCCGACTCGCTCCAAAAGACGCTATTTGCATCGTGCAAGAGGCGTTGCACTTCCAACAGATAGGAAGATAGTGTTGCCATGTAGCGTCCATATCAAGCGACCCTGGCGCTGGTTTTCCCCGCTGCCCGTTTTTCAACGAGCAGGGGAACGACACCAGCCGCCGAGGGTAACGAGCGGCCTTTGCTGGGAGGTTCGGTAGAAATGGTGATCTTACCGAGACGCTCCAATCCTTGTTCGTATTCGGTGTTGAGCCGTACCCAACCCAAGCGGATCAGGTACGGCATCTTGTTAGTGTCTTCATAACCAAAGACATGACGGGCCGCAGCCACCGGCATAGCCGTGGTTTGTCCCGCCTTGAACTCGTAGGCTACGTTGCAGAACTCCGTAGAGAAGTTCTGCTCCGTGCCGTTGGTTATGTAGAGCACATCACTCATAGCGTCACAACGTCACCGAAGACCGTGATGTCGCAAGTGCCACCAGTCACCGCAGTGTTGACCTTCACGAACAGAGCGCCAGAGCTGTACACGGTGGTAGCCGCGCCAGCTGCAAGCGTCATATCCTGGAAGGTCGAGGTGCTGGTGATGTTTGCCAACAGGGTGGCAGAACCAATGGCATTGCTCGTGTTCCCATCATTGCTGGTGAGAACACTGACGTTGCCAGTAGCGATGCTCTTGTTGGCGTTTGCAACAACGATACGGCGAACGATGTAGCTACTGCCCCCACTCATGAAGATGGTAGCCACGGCATTGCCCGTGGAACCAATGTTCACGGTGGCGGTTTTGCCAATGCCAAAGTTACCGAATCGGTCAGGATAGAGAGCGCCTACATGATTCGCGTTCATATCGGCTCCTTACGTGTTGTAAGTGCCGGACACAGCTTCACCGCCGTCCACAGTGACGAAGGTCACGGTGGTGTTGGTGGAAGCAGCGTTGACGAACACGTTGATGCCGTCAGAGATGAGCACGCCACCCGTGTTGTTAGCCATCAGCGTGGTGATGGTCGAGCCGTTGTTAGCGGTGACCGTCACGTTAGCCGTGGGAAACATCAGGTAGGTACCAGCAGGCACAGCCGCACCAGCCGTGGTGGCGGTGACGGTGGTGGTCTGCCAGTAAGCGCCTGCCGAGTTGGTCAGAGCGCCTGCGACGAGGATTTTGTTAAGTCCGAGTGCCATGACGAGTTACTCCTTACAGTGTGAGGTAGTTATAGCCCGTCACTTTGGACATCGCCTTGGGTTTGACGTTCACCAATTCGGCAATCATCAGAACCGCACCGACGTAGCCAATCTGCCAGTTCGGCAGGGTGCTCTCAAAGCCCGTGAACACGAACGAACCTTGCTCATGGATGTAGAGCGACAGGTAGTTGGTGTTCAGGAAGTACACCGTGCCTTCCGGGCAGTACGGATCGGGATAGATCGGCACGCCAGCCACCATCAGGGCGCGGAATGCAGCCTGCGGCCCGTTGGGGTCGCCGTCGAATCCAGAGCCGGGGGTGATGACGTACTGCTCTTGACCCACGAAGTCTTGGGCCAACAGCGTCCAGGTACCGAAGCCGCAAACACCGAAGCTGGGCATCTCAGCGCCGTTCTTCACGGTGCCGGAGATGTACTGCAGGATGTTTTGACGGGTCGGGTTGACCGAGCCTGCAGCGTACTGCTTGCTCTTCCACCAGGTATAGGTGGAGCGGTCAATGTTGCCGTACGTGCCAGAATCGGCCACGGCCAGCGGCAGACCAGTGAACTGCTGCGTGTTGGTCGTGTTGTTGTACAGCGAGGTGGCCATTGCGTCCATCATCACGTTGGTCGCATCGTTCATGCGAGCTTCGATCAGAGGGATAACGGCTGCGTCTTGCTGAACGGCACCTTCCATGCCCAGGAAAGGCACGGGAGAGATCATCAGCTTGAGGTTGAACTCAGCGTTGTAAGCGCCTTGCTGGACGGACGGCTGAGCGAACGAGCCGCTGTAGTCAGACCACTGAGCGTTTACGAACTGAGCGCCCTGCACGGGCACGACCACGGAAGAGACACCGCCGGAGGCTTGCTGACTGTTGGCAATCAGTGCCGCCATAAGCGGAGTCGAGTTGTACAGCTGTACAACCATCTTGGGAATAAAGGCCCTCCGTGTGACATAGGTCAACTCGGTAAGTTGAGTTGAGCCTGATGCCGGGAGGATGCCACCACCAATAGCCATATGGCCTCCTTAAGTTAGAAATTACCCTCTTTACAGCCCGATGGGTCGCGTAGGTTTACGCAAATCATTCAAGGCTCTCACAGCTTCTTCACGGGCTGCGCCTGCCGGGTTCTTCCAGTAACGGTTCAGGTCAAAGTTCTTGACGGCTGAGGGGTTGTAGCCAGAAGAGGTCGGCGTTGCAGCCTGCTTCATCCACTTGTGATACTCGGCTGCCGTCTCGTGGTTGGTAATACCGCGCTCCAGCATGAGTTTCTCCACATCCTTGACTTCATCCTCGTTAGAAATGAGTCCCTTTTTCAGAAGACCATCACGGCGCTTCTGCAGGGTTTCCATTGCTTCTTTCTCGCGCAGCTTTGCCTCCAGCTGTTGAACACGCTGGTCATTCTGCGACACCGCCTGTTGGACGGTCTGCTCAAGCTCAAGCTCAGGAATAGGAAGGTCAGGTTGAACCTTCTTAGTCATTCGCAAGAAGTCTTTGCGAGTCGCGGGATTCTCAGCGAGTTGCTTGGCCAGAAGGGCCAGCTCATCACGAGCGGATTGGTCAAGGTTTTCGAGTGACATAGCTTTACCCTCTTATCTGGTTATCAGATAACTTTTTTGCCGTCACCGGGCTTCTGAACAGCCATCGCGTTCTTCTTGTACTTGCTGGCGCTGTCGAGGCCACCAAACTGAGAGAAGCGAGGGGTGTTGACCATTTGGCCGTTCTGCTGATTGTTGTCAGTCGGACGGCGGGGAGCGGCTGCTCCACGGGGCTTGAACAAGTCCATTTAGAACTCCTTACATTGGGGGTTGCAGTGCGCCCATCATGGGAGCACCAGGGATCGGCGCTTGTGCCATAGCACGCCCTTCAGGCGTTGCGCCACCGGCCTGGGGGAGAGATCGCATGAGTTGCATGATTTCAGCCTGCTGCAACTCGTTGGTAGACGCCTTGCGGCCACCGAGCATCTTGTTGAGCTTGGAGATGGCGTCCATGATGGTCTTGCCTTCTTCCGAGTCTGCGCCCAGTGCAGGCAGAGACTGCTCCAGAAGGTCGATGACCATGCCGATAT